TACTTCCAACAAACAATTAAAGCACCAGCCAGTTCTGCTCTAAACGAAGCTGTGGAAGTTGAGGATGAAAAGAAGCCATCGGCATCAGTTGATCCTGCAATTGCACAGTACGCACAAATTATCTCTAAATCATTGGTTAAATAAATAAAACATACCAATAAAGATACTAATAAGGAGAACACTAATGTATCTAACCGAAGAACTACAAAAGAAATGGGCACCAGTCCTTGAGCACGAAGGACTTGATACCATTAAAGATCCATATCGCAAAGCAGTTACTGCTCTTGTTTTGGAAAACCAACAACGTGAAATGGCTACAGCATCACAACAGTTGAATGAAACTGCTGTGTCGTCTTCACCAACAAACGTTACAGGTGCTGGCATTTCTAACTACGATCCAATCTTGATTAGTTTGGTTCGTCGTGCATTGCCTAACTTGATTGCTTATGACGTTGCAGGCGTTCAACCAATGACTGGACCTACTGGTCTAATCTTTGCAATGCGCGCTCGTTATGATACACAATCTGGTTCACCAAGCAACGCAAACGAAGCATTCTTTAACGAAGCAAACACAGAGTTCTCTGGTGCATTGTCTACGGCTAACCCATACGGTTTCCGTGGCAACAACGCAACAGATATTCGTACAAGCCCTGTTGCTGACTTGACTGCTAATCACTACACAACTGGTATCGCAATGACTACTGCTACAGCAGAAGCTTTGGGTGCTGACACAGATAGTCCTTTCAAACAAATGGCATTCTCAATTGAGAAAGTTACTGTTACTGCACAAAGCCGTGCGTTGAAAGCTGAATACTCACTAGAACTTGCACAAGACTTGAAGGCAATCCATGGTTTGGACGCTGAAACAGAATTGAGCAACATTCTTTCTACTGAGATTCTTGCTGAAATCAACCGTGAAGTTATCCGTACAATCTACACATGTGCTGTTGCAGGTGCTCAGTACGGTACTACAACTGCTGGTGCTTTCGACTTGGACACAGACTCTAACGGTCGTTGGTCTGTTGAACGTTTCAAAGGTTTGATTTTCCAAATTGAACGTGATGCTAACGTTATTGCAAAACAAACTCGTCGTGGCAAAGGTAACGTGATGATCGTATCATCTGACGTTGCTTCCGCAATGGCGATGGCTGGCGTGTTGCAATACACACCTAACCTATCTGCTGACCTACAAGTTGATGATTCAGGTAACACATTTGCTGGTTTGTTGCATGGTCGTATCAAAGTATACATCGACCCATACTTTGGTGGTTACACATCTAACCAAGAATTGGTGACAATCGGTTATAAGGGTACTTCTCCTTATGACGCTGGTATCTTCTATTGCCCATACGTTCCTCTACAAATGGTTCGTGCAATTGACCAGTATACATTCCAACCAAAAATTGGTTTCAAAACACGTTACGGCATGGTTGCAAACCCATTCGCAACTGGTTTGACAAGTGGCAATGGCGCATTGAACGCACGTTCAAACGTCTACTACCGTATCTTCCAAGTTAAAAACTTGATGTAAGATAAAGAGTCACCGCAGAGTGATACTTAAAAGGACCCTTCGGGGTCCTTTTTTTTGGCTCCTAAATATTAGTTAGTAGAGGAGATAAAATGTCTGCAATAAACAGAACACCGCAAAATACCAATTTACTTCAACCCACAAAATTTATATTAACATTTGATAGAGTTAGAACGACTCAATATTTTTGTCAAACTGTTAATCTTCCAGGAGTTACTTTGGGTGAAGTGAATAGAGCTACACCTTTTTTGGACATGTATTCACCTGGTACAAAATTAAGTTATGATCCGTTGGTAGTAGACTTTATTTTAGATGAAGAATTGCAGGGGTGGAAAAACATATATGATTGGTTTCTTACCATGGCAGATCCAGATGGTTTTGAAAAACGTGATGGTAGTAAAGAACTACAAACTAACAAACATTTTTCAGATGCCACATTAACAATTTTAAGTGGACTCAATAATCCAATACTTAGAATACAATATTTAAATGTTTTTCCTTTAANCATCAGTGATATAAATTTTGATACCACACAATCTGCGGATACAATATTAACTGCAACGGCAACATTTAGATATCAATCATATAATTACTTGACAGTTTAATTAGTTTGTGTTATAATGTTTTGAATGATTAGGATTACATTAAGTTGTTGATTCTAAATAATAATTTGTTATATTTGAATAAATATGGAAACACTTGAACAAGTTTTAAAAATGTGGGAAAAAGATGCGGTTATAGACCAAACCGAGCCATCTAAAGAACTATTAAATATTCCCAAATATCATAGTAAATACCTTGGTGTACTTACTAAACATAAGATTGCATCAAAGAAAGCACACTTTGATTATCTACGTATGCGTAAAGTTAAATGGGAATACTTTACTGGCAAAATGTCTGAAGAAGAATTGGAACAATATGGTTGGGAACCATTTCAATTCGCACTCAAGTCAGATATCAATACTTACCTAGAAGCAGACAAAGACCTCATCAAGTTACTTGAAAAGAAAGTATACCATGAAGAAGTCACATCCGTGGTTGAATCAATTATGGCCGAACTTAAGCAAAGAACATGGCAGTTGAGAGATTTTATTTCTTGGGAGAAATTCATTGGTGGCCAATGAACATATTACAATAACCAAAGTAAACGAAGTCTACGGCAAAGTGGAATGCGAACGCCACGTTGCACGAGAGTTATCAGAATACTTCACATTCTTTGTACCTGGTTATCAGTTCGTTCCAGCCTATCGGAATCGTATTTGGGATGGTAAGATTCGCCTATTCAATTTACAGTCCAGTCAACTATATCTCGGACTAGTTCCATATCTTACAGAATTCTGTGATGAACGTGAATATGCATACTCACATGACCTGATTGAAGATGAATATTCTGTGTATCATGCACACAAATTTTTTGATACCTTGAATCTACATTCACAAGGTAAGCCAATTGGTGTCAGAGAACACCAACAAAATGCGTTTATCGAAGCAATACAAAAACGCAGAACATTGTTGTTGTCACCGACCGCATCAGGTAAATCACTAATCATCTATTTGATTTGTCGTCAACTATTAGACTATCAAAATCTTAAAGGCCTTATCATTGTGCCTACAACCTCATTGGTTGAACAATTATATGGAGATTTTGGAGATTATGCAAGTGAATCTAATTTTAAAAACGATATACATGTACACAGAATCTACCAAGGTAAAGAAAAAACAACAGACAAAGAAATAACAATTTCTACATGGCAGTCACTTTACAAGTTGCCAGCAGAATACTTTCATCAGTTTGATTATGTAATTGGTGATGAGGCACACCTGTTCAAAGCACAATCTTTAACTTCAATATTAACATCNTGCATTAATGCCAAGTANCGCATTGGTCTTACTGGAACTTTGGACGGAACCAAAACACACAAGTTGGTATTGGAAGGTTTGTTTGGGCCAACAAAAAGAGTTGTAACAACCAAAGAATTAATTGATAAAAATCAATTATCATCCTTTAACATTAAATGTTTAGTACTGAAACACTCCGAGGAGATTTGTCAACTAATGAAGGACAAGTCTTATCCGGATGAACTGAAGTATTTGATTGAGTCTGAAAATCGAAATCGTTTCATACGTAATCTGGCAGTAAGTTTAACCAAAAATACATTGGTGTTGTTTCAAATGAAAAAACATGGTAAATTACTTTACGAAATGATTAAAGAGAAAGCTGTTGGNCGNAAAGTATTTTTTGTTGACGGAGATGTTGAAACAGAAGTCAGAGAAGAAATTCGTAGAGTTATGGAAATAGAAGANGATGCAATTTTTGTGGCTTCGTTTGGTACAACAAGTACTGGCACAAACATNAGAAATCTNCACAATATTATATTTACATCACCATCNAANTCTAGAGTTAGGAATCTACAGTCTATTGGCCGTGGTTTAAGGCAGTCTGATGGNAAAGAGATTGCAACTCTTTATGATATTGCAGACGACCTTAGGATAAAAAAACACACAAACTTTACTTTGCAACACTTTGTGGAAAGAGTAAAGATATATAATGAAGAACAGTTCTCTTTTAAAATTTACAATATAGGACTAAAAAATGGCAGTTAAAATTTTACGATTTAAAGATGGTCTAGATGTAATCTGTGACTGCATTTATGAAAAAGATAACAAAGTGGTGATTGACAGTCCCATGTTGTTCGAACTCAGAGGAACAAACCTCATATTGCAACACTGGTTACCTGTGTTCGTAATGAAAGGAGAGTCTGTTGAGGTTGGTATGGATAACATACTATGCACAATGGATCCAACTGATGATTTTGAAGAATATTATTCAACATCCGTCATTAAGTTAAAAGACTCTGAGAGAAAAGAAAGAGAAGTGGAACTTAATGATGAAGTCATGGCTGCCTTTGAAGAAAAGGAGATTGGTAAATCTTTAATACATTAATATCATAGGGGAACACCGAGGACTATATCATATGTCAAGCCCCTTGTCAACAACTTTTTATGGTACATTTGAATGAGTAAACAAAAACATTATATAAACAATCAAGATTTCCTAAAAGCACTTGTCGATTATAAGACAAACTGTGTAGAAGCCGAAATGGCTAACAAACCAAAACCAAAAATTCCCAATTATATTGGTGAATGTTGGATGAAGATTGCCGAAGGATTATCACACAAGCCAAACTTTATTAACTATACCTATCGGGATGAAATGGTTTCGGATGGTATTGAGAATTGTTTGATGTATTTTGAAAACTTTGATCCGTCTAAGTCAAATAATCCATTTGCATATTTTACTCAAATTATATATTTTGCATTTTTACGCAGAATACAAAAAGAAAAGAAACAACTATACGTCAAATACAAAGCCACAGAGATGTATGGTATTCTGGATGAATTTGAAATGTTAGAAGGTGAAGATGGTAGTACCAAACAATTTGAATTATATGACAATATTGCAGAGTTTATTGAAACATATGAAATTGCCAAAAAGACCAAAAAGGCCGGCAAAGATGC